GCGACCGCCACCGCCGCCGCCAAATCCAAGAGCATCTGCAACGCGATCGAACAGATTCCCAATGGCGGAACGCACTTGGCGCTCACCCTCAGGTGTAGCAGATTCAATCGGGTCAAGAATTGACTTGGAAATAGCTTCTGCACCTGCCCTTGCGTCTGCTTCAATCTGCGCTTGGACGACAGAAGAAACGGCGGCATCTGCCTTGCGCTTGGCCTCAGCGTCAAGCTCAGCGGCTTTTTGAATTGATGCTTCAAATGGTTTTTGTGCTTCAGCTTTTTTCCTTGCTGCTTCTACAGCGGCTGCGTCTGCCCTAGCAGCGGCCTCTTGCGCTCGCGTAAATTTATTATCAACAACAGTTGCGGGGGTCGCAACCGAAGGAGTGGGAAGCTTTGCAGCAGATTGAAGAAGCGTGCCAATTTGCTCTATACCCGCAGCAAGGCCAGAAACATATCGTGCAAGCTCATCGGCACTTACGCCTGCTTCATTTGCGGCCTTTGCGCCACGCTCAAGATCAGGCGTTAACTCGGCAGGTATTTGATAAAAGTCAGCAAGCGCAGCCCTAGTCTTGTCAAACTCCGGCCCAGCGGAAACGCCACGCGTAGCCATAGCAAACCGTTCATTCTCTTTTCCGCCAAAAAGCTTGTCCAGGTCAACAATTGTTCTGGTCTTGTCAATAAAATCTTCAATTTTTCGCTTAACGTTTTCAAACTGGCCCATCGGGCCTGTGATTTGCGATGCCGCATATTCAGCTATGACACTATTTCTTTCAAGATCTTGGGCGCTAAGCGGCCTTGTGCGCGCCCTTTCTGTAATTGGCCTTCTTATAGCAGATTCAGGAACAATGAACGATTTGCTACCGCTAACTTCTGGAGCGCCAGCTTCGCCCAGTGATTTCGCAACAGCTTCTACAGCAGGAAGCGCGGCCCTCAAGAAATCAACGTAGGTATCAATTTGATTTTTTGCAATTGCAAGCATCACCCTTGATGGACTTGCCATGCCAAGAGCTTTTTTGATTGCGTCAATTCCCGCCTTGCCAAGATTCATCATTGCTTGAGCTACAGCGGGAATCCCGGCCTTGATTCCCGAGGCATAAGTGTCAACAACGTTTTCAGCGACTTGTCCAGCTCCGCCACCAGATGCGCCTTTATTAAACTCGCGTACGATTTGATCAATTGCCTGTGCAGGCGAAGTATCACCAAGAAACGCTTGACGTGCGCCACGAGCTTCTTGAAGGCGCTGAAGTGCCTGCTCAAGACCAGAAGTCGTGACTTCGGCTCCACCACGTCCACCGCCTGCTTGGCCAGCAAGGATGGTTCGTTGAAGTTGAGCAAACTTACCAGCAAGGGAAACCTGAGAAGCTAAAACATCAAGTGTATTCTCTGATATGGTGTAATCTTTTTGCTTCGCAGTATTTAGACTGCTTTGAAGATCGACAAGCTCTCTTGATACATTGGCACCTTTGCTCCTAAGATTAATTAATCCTTGTTCAATAATTGCTCCAGACGCAAGAACGCTTTGCAGGCGCCTTTGGGCGCCAATATCAACAGAAGCTCCTTTTTGTTTAATTATGCCAGCTTCGTTAAAACCAGTCGGAAGCGCAGGGCCACCGCGCATTTTCCAAGCATCAGCAATAGCTTTTTCTTGTGACTTTTGAAAATCGCCTCTCTCCTTGAGTCTTTGATCAAAGTCTTTGAGCGACTTTGCGTTCTTTTTAAGCAGTTTTTCTGCGCCTGACTGAACATCGCTCAATCCCGTCAAGTATTCATCTATAGCAGACGCAAGTTCGGTTCTGTTTTCAATGCCGACAAGTCTCTGAGCAGCTTTTCCGGCAAGCCCAGTAGCTTCAGCTATTTCTTTCTCACGTTTTAGTCTTTCCTGCTCTGCCCTTGGACTGCCAGCCATTGTGACAGAGCCAAGAATCGGCGACGAAGGAAAGCCTTTTTGCGCCTCTTTAAGCGCTCTGTCAGCAGCCCTTTCAGTAGCCCTAGCAGCGCTCTCCAGCTTCTGCCTTGCAGATTCCTGCGCCGACTTCCACCTTGGGCTTCCTGCAATTGTCGCGCTCCCAAGAATTGGAGACGAAGGAAAACCCTTCTGAGCTTCTTTCAGTGCTTTGTCAGCTGCTCGTTCCGCGGCAATTGCCGCCTGTTGTTGAATTCTCGCAGCACGCTGCTCAGCCCTCTGCTGAGTTGCAGCACGTCTTTCTGATGCGGCTCGATTGCGCTCTTGCGCAGCAATCCACTTGGGACTGCCTGCCATTGTGGCAGCGCCCATAATCGGAGAAGATGGAAATCCCTTTTGCGACTCCCTGAGAATTTTTTCTGCTTCTTTATTGGCTGCATTCTCAGCGATTTTTGCAGCCCTTTCTTGAGCGCGTAAAGCTTTTTCTGCTGCAACTCTTGTTCTTTCTTGCGCTGCAATTGCTCTTGGGCTTCCGAGCATTGTCGGAGTACCTAAAATCGGAGAAGACGGAAATCCACGCTGGGATTGACGCAGTGCAATTTCTTCTGCTTTTCGTTGAGCAGTTAAAGCTTTTGGGCTACCTGGAAAATTAACGCCACCAAGGACTGGAGAGCTTGGCGCAATTCTCGCGACCCTTTGTTGTTCTATGAATTGATCTTTAAGTAGCTTTAATTGATTCTTAAGGGCAGATTCATATTGCTGAGCTTGCTTGAGCTGATTACTGCCAGCAACTCCCTCAAAATTAAAAAGAGTTTTTCTCGCTCTATCTGTTTTTAGCCCAAAAGATTCGTATTTTGCTATTTCTTTACTAAAAGAATAAAGCTTACGTTGATTCGCAGTCCTACGATCGGAAATTCTGTTTAACTCATTATCGTATTCAATAATTCTTCCGAGCTCAGTTGCAATTGCCTGAACGCCAGCGGCGTTTTTTCTATCTTTAAAAAACTTAAAACCATCTTCTATGTCTTTAATTTGAGCAGCAAATTGCTTCTGATTGGCTACACTCGTACGAGATAGCTGCCTTTGTCTTCTTTCGTACAGGTCAACCGCAGCATTGAGCTTGCTTTGCTTTACAATACTTCTCTCTTGCTCTTTAATTTGCTGTTTCGATACAGATACAACTCTTTCCAGCTCATCTGCCTGTTGTCTTACAAATGAAGCGGCGGCCTGAGAGCCTTGAAATTTTTTTTTCGTTTCAAGATCGCCTACAGTTTTATATAAATTATCAATTTTTTTCTGAATACGATTTAACGCAGCCTCGCCCTGGACTACAAGATTAATAATTGCCTCGTAGCTAGCCACGTTTTTCGACCTAGACTTGCTGGCAGTCTACTCAGACACGAAAAAGCCGCCCTGAAGGCGGCTAGCGACGAGTCTCGCGCTTGATCTTTTCGATCTCCTTCTCTTGCCGCTTGCTCTTAATCGAAAAATAGGCGGCCCAAAGGGCAAGCTCTTCGTCTGTCACCCTGTCCTTAAGCTCAAACAGGGTGCAATGCAAGGCTTCTGCGAGCGAAAGTTGAAAGTAGAGTCTGTTGTCGGACTCTAACTCTTGCTCAATCGCTTTTGGAATCGGGTTCAGCATCCTCCGAGCCGCGAGGGCGAAGGACGCAAAGAATCAGTTTCTGCAAATCTTCGTCTTCAATTTCCTGCCTTAGAACAGGTGCATCGCCAGGCTTGAAAAGACGTTCGCCGTTCTCATCAATTGCTTTCCTGAGCAGGAGTTGCATCGCAAAGTCGTTTGCGCTATCCGACTTTGCATCTTTTTGCGCTTTTTCGCGTTCAGCCGCCGTAAGCGGGGTCGCATAAAATACAAACTCGCTACCATCAACAAGTTCTACAACTTGTTTAATCGGCTCAAAGTTTGCTGCTTTACGCAGGCGATCAATTGCCCTCATCGGAGCGGCTGAAGTAGGAGCAGGAGTGGCGGCCATAGAAAAACCGTGGTCAGAGTAAACAATAGAGCAAAATGGCTCTTAACGCAATCAGCGAGAGATCTCTTCAAAATCCATCGAAGCGACAACTTGATCATCTGCCCCATCGGAGGCGACAAGGAGAGTCAATTCATATGCAGTGGAGGTAAACGAGTCGCGCTCTAGTTGAAACTTAAATAATGCTTCCTTGAGAATGTCAACGCTTGCGCCACTTTGGTTTGTTGAGCTAAAAAATCCACTAGCAACAGCTCTGCCATTTGCGTACGACGCTCCAGTAATGTTATATTCAACGGAGCTATTGGTTCCAGCGCTAACCCATGCTCCTCCCGTAGTGTCACCAGTTGCGCGCACTTGCCAGTTGAAATTACCAGTTGAAGTTGCAAGCAGTGAAATAGCAGTAAGAATAACAATTCCATCCAAACGAGCTGATTTCAATCGAATCGAAATTACTGGATAGAAGGTGCCAGCGGTTCCAAGCGTGCGAGGCGAGTTGATTGGGATAGAAACTGCTTGCTGCAATCCGCGCAGCTCGTATCCACCCTCAGAAATGACGCTTGAACAAATCTGTTTTAATGTACTGCTGCTTGCAGTTGCTGCAGTATTTTCAATTTCATATCGCAATGGAAGAGAAGCGGTTGTGATATAAGTTGATGTGATCAAGTTTGCATGGTGAAATGAGTGACAAATAACAAGTACTCCATTGATTACAAATCCAAGGCGAACTGTTCCAAGGCCAAGCCATTCAATGTCAGCCCACAGAATCTGAGCCTTTGAAATATCAAGCGTCAGCCCTGACTCGCCGCTTCCATCAAGCTTGTCGCCATTCCAGTTCGATTGACTAACTCTTGTTTCAACAACAGAGCCCGTCACAGAACTGCGCTCAACAAATGAAAGCGTCGAGCCGTCAAGCTCCAAGTAAATTCCATTCGCCACCCCAAAATATCCAGCACGTTGCCGAAGTCCAGTTTTTGCCGCCCCCATCACGAACGTATTTAAAGCAAGCAGTGACTTGCCAGGCTGATAACTAAAACACTTGGTCGTCTCTCTGTAAACCTTCGACCCAGAAGATGTTGTTACAGAAAGATTGACAAGTCCTTCGTTCGCGGAAAAAGTTGCAGCTCCGCTATTTGCAACGCTTGTATTCCAAAGTCCATTATCGGTGTAACGATGACTGGAATCAAATAGCGTTAG